TCCCCGCGCTCGAAGTGTCCACACGAAAAGCAGTGGGAGTGTCCATCGGAGTACAGAGCATTGGCATCGCTCGAGCCGCACTCGTCGCACGGCCCCTTGCGGATCAGTGTGGATTCTTCGTGGTTCATCGGTTAGGGAAGAGCTTCTCTTTCAGGGTGGGTTTCGCTTGCACGAACCAGCGGGCCTCGAGGCCGCACAGGGTCGCGTCTTTTCTACGGTCTGCGGGGTCTCCAGAGAGGCCTATTTCCCGTCCGGAGACCGGGTCGCATAGTTGGGGTCCAGGAGTGAAGTAGCAGGTCTTCCAGCCGCCTATGGACACGCCCATGGAAGGCACGCTCACTGGGTCGAAGGAGTCGAAGTGCTTGCAGTCCTTGCAGAACTTCATGGTCAGTCGAGGATCGTCGGGTTATCGCGAACGAAGTCGTACGCGTCCTTGCATTGCTTCAGGCCAAAGTTGGTGCGCTCGCGGAAATTCTTGATCCACACCACTGCGTTCATGCCCGGGACGCCGACTTCGTCGTTGGTATTGCGGATGTCCGAGTGGTACACCCAAGCGCCGATCTTCTGGCGGAGTTCAGTCATGAGTTCGGAGGGGGCCTTGACGGCCTCAGGCATTACCTGAACCTGCGCCGGGGCCCCGTTGATGTCGAACAGCTTGTTGAAGATCGCCTCAGCGGCCCCGTTGCCATCATTGACGGCTGCGTTGTGAACTGCTGCGATGAACGCGCGGTTGTATTTCATGGTCTCTCTCGCTTGTGTGCTTGTGGGGGTTACCAGGGTGTCTGGATGCCTGCTTCGTCGAGTTCGTCCTCGAGTTCCCAGAGGACCTGAGCTTCGAAGACCGACAGGTTGAGTGCTACGCGCACTTCCGGCTTGTACGTGTCGAGCAGGATCCCCCGCAGGACGACCGCGGTGTCCAGGGGCATCGTGGCTTTCACGTTGCCGTTCTTGGTGTGTTTGACTTTCATCAGAGGGTCCATTGGTGGACGATGTCACCCGTGCGCTCGTCGATGACCGAGAACGGGAACTCTTGGGGGTAGCGCTCGCGGTCCATGTCCACGTTATCCGGACCCCTCTCGATGGCTTCCTCGAGGCTGCGGAACGGGCTGAACATGCGGGCACGCTCGTTGCCTTCTGCATCACGGATCATGAACATCAGAGTTTCTCCGGGGTCCCGAGGACGTACCGGCAGTAGCGCTGACCGGTGACCGGGTGCTTGCGGAGGCTCGAGTGGATGTTGAAGCCACGGTCACGGAGGTCCGTGATGCGGCGGGTGAGGGACTGCACGCCATGGTCCAAGAGCGCCTCGCGCTGAGTGATGGACCCTGCGGTGCGCAGGTGCTTCAGGATTTGTTGCTCTTGGGTCATGGTTTATGCTCTGGTTGGCTCTGCTAACCATTCGGGCGGGATGAGCTTGTCGGCATACTTAAAGCCGTGCTTCTCGCACCAGGTTGCGTAGGTGGACTTGGATCCCTTGTACAGGGTGGATGCACTGCGGGTGAATACGAAGCGAATGTCGAGGTGCGGGTGCTGCTTCTTGACCGCCAGGTGTTTCGTGCGGTCCTCGGAAGTGAACAGTCCCTTGCCCTCGACGATGATGCCGTTCGCCAGTTGGAAGTCGGGGTTGTATGTGTGGGGAATCGAGTAGGGCAGCTTGACCTTCTCGTAGGTGTACTCGACCCCGGCTTCGTCCAACTGCGCGGCGATCTTGTCCTCCAGACCACTGCGCAGCTTCGCCTTCACCTTGACCACCTGGTTCTTCTTGCTGAACCAGTTGGCCTTCGCGGCTCGGGCTAGGATCTTCATCAGAAGTCGACCGGACCTTCCGACGGCACACCTTCTTCCTGCGTGCCTTCGTCGTCGAAGCGTTCTGCCGGTGCCGAAGCGCCAGCCACGTAGCCGTCTTCGTCGTCTTCAGCCTTGAAGCCACCACCGCCGAACTCGACCAGCTTGATGATCTGGACGTCATTCAGGTAGGCCGTAACACCACCGCCGAAGCCTTCGTATGCGCTGAAGGCGCCCTTGACCTTGATGGTCGAGCCACCGCCGACGCGCAGGTCTTCTGCGGCCTGGCCGAGGATCGGGTTGCCCTTGGCATCGAACAGCTTCGGCTTCTTCTTGCCCTTGAACGTGAACGTGACCGTGTCGTCATCGTTCTCGACGAACGGGTACTTGATACCTTCCGGCATCACGACCTTCTTCGTCTTCTTGTCGAGGACAGCCAGTTCGTTCGCTTCTTCCCGCGCCAGTTCCATCAGGGACTCGGCTTGTTCGGTCGGGAGCGTGATGCTCGTCTTGTACTTGCCTTCCGCGTCGAACTTGGTGTCCGGCTTGGTCAGGTTGGAATAGCCTGCAGCGCCCTTCGGCGTCGTGAAGTTTTTCATGAGGTGTGGGTCAATCGTTGAAGTAAGGGTCTTGCGGAATGAAGGCGTTGCGGCCTTCCAGGGAGTTGAGGTCGTAGCCGAGGGCCATGAAGCCCGCAGCAACGTCCAGGGGCACCGGGTCACCGTTGCCGAATTCGAAATCGTCGTCCATCGTGGATCCGTGTGAAGTTGTACAAGGTCGTGTTGTACAAGAAAAAAGGGGAGAAAGCTTCTCTTCGATAGTAGTGACTAATTAGCCCGGGGCGGAAACACCTAGGCCTTTCTCTTCGATAGTAGTGACTAAATACAAAAAGGCCCCGTAGGGCCTTATGTGGTGCTGTGTTGTACAGCCAAATCACGCAAAAGCGTAGGCCGACTGTTTGACGTCCTCGAGGTTCAGGGTGCCCTTCGCAGGGATGCCAAGCTTGCCGAGGTCCTGCATCGACTTCTGGAGCTTCTTCATGCCGTCCGCGTCCTCGCAGAGGGTAACCTTGGCCATCAGGTCCTCGACAGCGTTCGACAGCACCTCGTTGAGCGGCTCGTTGTGTTCATAGAGTTCGACGAACGCCTCACGGATCAGTGCGTTGAACTTCGGCATCTGATTCGGCAGGGCCGCGAACGAGTCGTGGATCAGCAGGAAGTCAGGGATTCCATTGTCGACCGACTTGAGCACCACGGCCATCAGGTGAGCCGAGTCCAGCGAGTGGACGAAGTTCGGGGCGATGGAGTTGCGCTGCTTGTGCTCGAGCAGTTCCTTCGTGAAACCCACGGTGACCTGGGGCTTGTAGGTGACCGGCACGCTCAAGGCACGGTCCCAGAGAGTCGTCTTGACCTGCTTCATGTTCGGCTTGTAGTAGGCGTTCTCGACCGGCAGGCCCAAGGGAGTGACCCACCGCACCGGCAGGTTGTGACGCGCCAGGATGCCTGCAACCTTCTGCAGCCACTCCATCGCATCCGAAGCTGCCTTCACGGTCTGCTTCACGGCCACCATGATGTGCGCGGCCAGGTAGTGCGCCGCCGGTACTTGCTCGGTCCACTCGGTGCCGAAGATCTCACGGCCTTTACCTTCCACGTCGATGATGTCCTCGACAAGCTGGTCCGCGAAGCCCTTCTGCTTGCTACCATAAACGAAAGTCATGGTCGCACGCTTGGCCACCTTGCGGTCGATGCCATAGGTGATCCACTTCTGGGCGAGTTCGGCCTTCTCGGGATCCGCGAGGTCAGCCTGGACCAGGGGCAGCACCAGCTTCGCCACCTCACGGTAGACGTCACCAGGCAGCGCCGAGGGCAGTAGGTTCACGTACGAGCCACCCTCGGGGTCCCGAAGGAGCGCCGAGAAGTGCTGCAGGCCCGAGCACGAACCGTCGACCGCCACAGGGATGTGGCAGACGTAGCCCGTGGGGTCGCTGAAGTACCCTTGGAGAGCAACACATCCGGCGAGAAAACAGAAGGGGGAGTCGGCGTTCTTCCACAGTTCGATGGAAGCTACCGGGTCTTCTGCGATGGCTCTCACCATCCACAGGTTCGCATCGGTCCACTCCACGCGGGCGTCGTGGGCCATCTTGTCGACAGCCACGCCATCCACCTTGAATGCGCCCGTGGTGGCTACGTGCCACTTGAGCCAGTAGACGCCGTCAGCGTTCAGCACTTCACCGTTCGCGAGTTCATACAAGCCCTTCGCGAAGTCTGCCCGCTGGTGATTAAACCCAGGTTTCGCATAGACGCGACCGCGCCAATCCAGCACATGCGGCTGGAAGAAGGGCGTACCCACGTAGTTCTTTGCCTCGGCGATCACCGAGCGGATGGCGTGGCGTTTTGCGCGGGCGGCAGAGTTGTCCTTGCGCAGCTTCATCGCCAGCTTGCCGTCCAGTTCCTTCGGGATCGCCACGGGGAGACCGGGGACCTTGCCAACCGCGATGCCGTTGGCGAAGCAGTGCTCGAGGACCTCAAGGACCTTGGCGTTGATCTTCAGCGGAACGTCCTGGACAGCGTTCAAGGCACGGACAAATGGGGCACCGGTTTTAGCCGCCTCGTCGACCAGGCTCCGCTGCTTGCGGTTCGGGGTGACCATGAGTTGCACTGTCTTGGCCACGCGGGCATCGTTGTAGGCACCAGTGTCGAAGCTGGTCCAAGGGTTCGGACGGGTGACCATGGGTTGGTAGACCGGGTGCATCCACTGCTGGATCTCGGCCATGTTGTCCATCTCCGACTGCGCCTCCTCTGAGAACTTGAGCATGGAGCCGCCAACGAATTCGTTGCCCTCGACCGTGTCGAACATGTCGAGCACAGGGAGGACGACGTTGATCAGGCCCATACCGGTCTTGACGAGTTCGTCGGCGTTCTCACCCCAACCTGCTGCCTCGAGGATGGCTTCACCCTTGAGCTTGCCGGCGCGGCTCGAGGTCACCTTGCGACCGACCAGCTTCTTCAGGTCCTTGTCGTTGGTGGCCTTCGCCTGCTCCGCGAGCTTCTGCACGGCCATTTCCGCCTCGCACTGGAAGCCGATGCCGAATGCCGCGTCGGTGATCGTCTGGTCGGTGGCTGCAGCGTTGAAGAGCATCTTGAGGACGACCGCCGTCAGCAAGTCAGGGTCGATGGACTTCATGGCCGCAGCGTGCGGGGCAGGGCGACCACGGCCCTTGGCAGCTTCAGCGGCTGCTGCGAGACCGATAGCGACCACGGACTTCTGGAATGCTTGGGCGAACAGCTTGCCCTGGTTGCGGGCGACGTCCCCTTCACGGAGCGCACGCTCGTTCTGGTCGGCGTAGCGTTGAGCACCACGCTCGATCATCGACTGCTCGAGATCAGCTTGGCGGGCGTAGTTCAGATCGAGATCATTCAGGTTCATGTGGTGCTCCGTGGGATGTGCGCTATGCGTTGGTAAGAGATGACAATATAGCGCATTGGTATGCTCTATGCAACACCATGTTGTACAAAAGAGAACACGGCGCTTTGACTGCGATAGTAGTGACTAATTCCACCCCCTTGATTTCCCAACGAATTCTCTGGAGATTCTCTGGAGTGAATTAGTCACTACTATTGAAGGAAGGACCCCAAGGAACCCGACCGGTAAGAGACCAGCCCCATGAAATAGACCAGAACGAATTAGTCACTACTATTGAAGGAAGACCCCATCAAGGGGGTAGGGGGTCCTTAGAGACCCCCAAGGATCCTAAGGTTATTCTTAGGACCTAAGAATCTTAAGAACCTGAGGGATTGTTTTCAGTTTGTAATTTAGGGTGTTGTTCTAGGGGCAACCTTAGGATCACCTGATGTACCTTTGGATCACCACGAGAGTCCCCAGGACCCTACACAGCACCGAGGCGACACAGCGCCATAGAGCAGACCACAATGGTCGCCCTCGGGAATACTAGGGGACTTCCGTGATGGTCCTTTTTCTGTACAACACAGTGTCGTACCTTGCGGTACTAGAGGTACCGGCGTACACTCCAAGGAAATCCCAAGGAGGTCAACCATGCTGTACACGAAGAACTACGAAGTGACATTCGATAATGGTATCGAGATGCAGATCAAAGCTACATCCCTTGACGAGGCCAAGCAGCTTGCATGGTTAGAACTAGGGGATGACGAAGAGATCATCGTCCGCATCGTAGAGGAGTAACACAACACCACACAACGGATGTGTAGACCGCTAAGGAGGCGGGGCAGCCTGTAAAGCTGTCGTCAAACATGGGCCATCTAGGATCGTTACCTAGTACATCCACCAGAACTAATGAGAGGCCTGACCGCCCTCTGTCCCCTAGCCGTAAGCTATGACGGGGTCGTTAGGTCACGATCAGTTGGGCTGTAGTTTAGTGGTAGAACACCGGGCTTTGAACTCGGTAGTCATGGTTCGATTCCATGCAGCCCTACCAGCGTTCCCGACCAGGGATTCCATGCCTCTCCCCGGCCTGTACAGGCGGCTTATCAACAGGGGAGTCCCCAAGACCATGGTGCAACGCCATGGCCTCGCTTCCGTGCAACGCGGAAGGCTTGAGCGTGCTCCTTCGGTATTCGGCCGTCCACCGTAACCGGACATCTCTCTCTCGCTCTGAGGGAGCACACTCAAGCCAAAATGGTCCAGGCCCTCAGCGGCCCCCAAGAACCGGGTTCGGAAATCTCCAAAAATATTTTGGGGTCCTGGCCAAATTTTTGGATTTTTCCCGAAATACGTCCTCACCCTCTGCCCTCGGGCATGGTGGGGATCTCTTCCCAAGGCCTCGCGCCACATCTCCGCTCCACCTCGCACCGACACCCCCAAAACACCCTGCTGGAGACCGTACGGCCAGGCGTCATCCCCCATTGCCACCGCAGATAGCGATTGCAGGTCATCCAGTGGCCCGCCATGCCCCTGCCAGGGGTTAGCCTGTGGGGTAGTAGCCAAGTGCTCGCCAAGCCCTCAGAAGGGCTGTAAGGCGTCCTAATGGTCATTGCCTCTTCCGCTTGTCTATAAGCCCGTAGAACGGCCTGCAGTGTGCCAAGCTATGTCGGCACCTACAGACCCTCACGAACCCGTTAAACGGCCTTCTGGAGACCCTGTGAGATGTACTCTTCAATGGGTACCAGGGACGCCCACGGGTAACCCTTGAACGTTGCTTTGCTCTGTGCCGATGCCGTGCCTTGTGCGTCCAGATATGCCAGGCGTGCGCCTTCAGCGTTCAGGACGACAAAACGACTAATCCCGCGTTCGTGCGGGTATTGGTAGTACATGCGTGCGCTCCTTTGCTTCCTAGAATGATGTCGACAAATAGCGAAAGCCCCTAGTAGGCCTAAGGGCTTTTACTCGTTGCCGTCAATCACCGAATGATGCGCACGGCCCGATATGCCGTATCGAATGCGTCACGCGCCGTTTGCCTGTCGCGCCCTTCGGCCTCCAGGTAATAGGCCTTTCGTGCCCATTGGGTCCAATGGTTCGCGAGTGCTTCATCCCGCTTGTTGCGTGCATCGCCTGCCTTTGTGCCTGCCTCAATATAGGCCGATACCGGATTAAGCATTGCTGGTCCCCTTGTTCGTTGAGAATTGCCCATTGGCATAGGTTGCGCCTGACGTACCGCAGGCAGCACGCAGAATTTGTAACGCGTTGACGATCTGTTCCAGTGTCATAGTCCGTGCTCCCAAGTCATTCCAAGGGCTTTGCAGGCCTCATGGGCGGCTTTTGTTTTCGCCTCAATATCACGCTGCCCTTGCGGAGTGACAAACACCGATCCCAGGTACCTGTCCTCCTGTCGTAAGGCATTTTCATATGCTTTGAGGGCCTGTCGTTGCGCTGTGGTTAAACGAATCTTTGTCATACCATCCCCTCAGAATTTGTAGTAGGCGATTGCGCCCGTATCGGGGCAGATGTCCACGCTATCCAGGGTCATCCCAGGGATGCACGAAAGGAACTGCATTGCCTCCCGAAGGAACCCGATGCAATCGCACAGGACAGAAAAATTCTCCGCGTCAATCATGGTCACTTCCACGTTAGGCGCGTGACCTGTAGCCGTCTCAATCGCAAGTGAGATTTGCGCGGCGAATTGGGTCTGAATGGTCTTGATGACTGCCATGGTTTCACCTCGTATCGTTAAGTCTGGTTTCGTGTTGTACAACTGTCACGCCGAAATAGCGCGTTGAGCGGCAAAGCGGGACTTAGTCGGACCATGCACGATGATTACCGGGCTTGCCTTTGCTGCGCCTTTGTCATCCGTGCCATTGCATGCGCCACAGGTTGCGCACAGTTTCTTTTTACCTGCCTCTTCGGAAGCGGGGCAAACGAATTCGCCTTTGCTCACTACTTCATCGGCCGTACGGATCCGGAAGTAACGAACATTCGCCAGGCGCGCCGCTTGTGCCTCTTCGGCGTTATCTGCCGATGCCATGGTCAGACGCATAACACGGGCGCTTTGCTCTGCGCTTACTGCCAGGTTGCGCCACTGATGGGTGTAACCCGTATGGCCTTCAGCGTGCGCCGTCAGTTGCTCCCACACTTCCGCAGGCACTGCCATGGGATCACCATATGAACCCAGGCGCACCATACGGCCTGATACGAGCTTGCCAACGTGTTCAGGCGTGGCGACAGGGTAGCGACCCAGGCCGATGCCTTTCCAGACTACCAGGGGACCTTGGAACACTCGCACGTAGCATGCGCCTCCGTTGATCGGCCGATGCTTACAGTCTCCGCATACGCTGGAGTCATCGCCAGTCTTAAGCGCGTCTGTCGGCTTCACATCATCCCGCATGATGTACGTCTGTACCATGTTGCCGGTCTTTTCGTTCGTGCTGGCAGTGATTGCGACAACTACGATGGGAGCGCCATCCAACAGGGAAGGACCACGGTAAACGATGTAGCCATTGGGGGCCTTTGCCTTACCTTCAATCGTTACAGGGCCGTCTGACGTTGCCTCTTCCAACTGAATCCGAACGTGCGCCACGCGGTTCGATTGCTTGCCCTTCATTACCAGGCACTCAGCGTGTGTCATCGGGTTGATGGTCAGATACTGTTTGTTGCCCGTGCGTTCGTTGATTGCAACCAGGTGGTAGAGGCGGGTCATCGTGAGTTCCTTAGGGGTTTGGGCTGTGCTGCGTGCTGCAGCGATGGAATGAACTATAAACGCTTGTACAACACGACACAAGCCCATACTTGAAATTAGTTCGTGCGCCTGTTGTAAACACGCCACTGCTAACCCTGGGCAACTATCGCTTAGGCTTGCATTCCCCTGGTTTCCCTGTGTCATCCGCGCTACACCTATCGTCCTGCCACGCGCAACAGTGCCTGCCAGGCGTTACACCCGCCACTGCCCCACGGATTCCCCTGGATTCCCTCTAGATACAGCACGCATCGCACTACATTGGATAGCTTATCCAGTGGGATCGTAATGAAATCAAGGACTTACGACGGTGTGCGCTGTCGGTCTGGCTCTGCCTGCCTGCCAAGTACCCCCCGTGCGCTCTACAGACGCTCTTCAAAAAGACCGGTAAAGCCCCTCGCGTTGTTGTTGTTGTTAGACGTAATGCGTGGGTGAGGTCTGGCCAAAACACAGACCCCCTAAGGCCCCCCGTCGGTCCCCAAAGTGACCCGTCCCCATTTCCCCACAGGTACCCCCGGTACCCCCCGGGCCGCCTAAAGTTGTACAACATTCCCCCATGAAGAACGTCCACAAGTACCTGGCACACCCGTGGGGCCGCGAGGTTTGGTTCACGCAAGACGACAAGGCCCTCAAGGCCCTGGGCAAGAAGTTCTCCCTGAACATCGACCTCGAGGGATCCCTCGGACTCTGTTGGGGCACCTCGACCCGAGTGCTCGTCATCTGGGTACGCCCAGGCGCTGACGTCACCGTGCTCGCCCATGAGTGCTGCCACGCGGCCTTGGACATCCTCGACTACGCGGGCATGAACCCGGCACACGCCAACGGCGAACCCATGTGCTACACGCTGCAGCGAATGCTCGAGCAGTTCACTCCCCATCTCCTCCCTCCTCAGAACTCCTAAGTGCCCCCTGGGGCGCATCCCCTATGGCACTCGAAACAGGCACCTACATCTCTGATCTGGTAGCGACCAACCCGGTCGGCTCCGATCCTATCGCCCAGGCAGACGATCACATCCGTTTGGTGAAGTCCACCCTGAAGGCCACATGGCCGAACGTGAAGGGCGCAGTAACGGCCACCCACGAGAACCTCTCCAATGGCACCCCGGTAGGGTTGATCGCCATGTGGTCTGGTGGCTCGCTGCCCGCAGGCTGGACCCTCTGTAACGGGGTCGCAGTCGCCCGCTCGGATGGCACCGGCAACATCACCCCTCCGGATCTCCGGGACCGCTTCATCGTTGGCTCGGGCTACTCGTATGGCACGGGGAACGTAGGGGGCGCAGCCCTCATCCAGTTGTCGGTGGCGCAGCTTCCCGCACACAACCACACGGCCAACACGGATTCCCAAGGGAGCCACAGCCACACCGGAAGTACCGGGTGGGTCGGCGACCACCAGCACACGCTCCCGAACCTCGGCTCCGTCCAGGCGGGGTCTGACAACGGTGGTGCGAATGTCCCGGTCTCCACGGGCTACGGCTCGACCCGCTACCTGTCCCCCACGGATCCCGCAGGTGGTCACAACCACGCGTTCACCACGGATGCCGCAGGGACCCATGCCCACGGTGTCTTCGTTGGTAATACCGGTTCCGGCGCGGCTATCGAGAACCGTCCTCCCTACTACGCCTTGGCGTTCATCATGAAGGTGTAAGCCATGGCTATCGAATCCGCGCAGTACATCAGTCAACTGGTCGCAGCCAATCCGCTGTCGACCGACGCAGTGTCCCAGGCCGACGACCATCTCCGGATGATCAAGTCGGTACTCCTCAGCACGTTCCCGAACCTGGACTCCCCGGTCACCGCCACCCCGAAGCAACTGAACAACCCGGTCCCCCAAGGTGCCGTGATTCTGTGGTCGGGGTCGGTCATCAACATCCCCGCAGGCTACGGCTTGTGCGATGGGACCCAAGGGACCCCGGATCTCCGTGGGCAGTTCGTGGTCGGGGCAGGGGGCACGTACGCGGTCAACGCTATCGGCGGCTCGGCCCTCACAGGTTTCGCAGGCTCGCACACGCACACCGAGAACACGGCCACGGCCAGCCTCCAGGTCACCAACCTCGCAGTCGCTGCGGGCGCGGGGTCGAACGTGGTCTCAGCCGTGGTGCCCCAAGGACACGTCCACACGGTCAACCAGGTCGGGGATCACCAACACTCCAGCCTCCCGCCGTACATGGCCCTCTGCTACATCATGAAACTCTAAATGGCAAACCTCCCACTTCGTCAGCTTGGGGGCGTGGGAGTGATTACCGACGCCAGCCCGTATGATCTGCCGCCAAATGCCTTCTCGGCGGCGAACAACGTCATCTTCTCGGAGAACCGGATCCAGCGTGCTCCGGTCTTCAAACAGCTTTTCAACCCGATCCGCTCGACCCTGTCGTATGACGCGGGCACAGGCTCCTACGATGCGAACTCCGCGCTGTATAACTCGGCCGAGGGCGGCAGTTCTAATGCTTCTCGCTTTGTCGGCTCCTACACCGATCCCATTGCCGGTGAGACCGTATTTGTGGCAGACAACGACGGAACCATCCGTGCCTACCCGGGCAACGCGATGTCCTTCCAGACTCCCGCGTCCGGCACGGTAACCAACGACAACCCGTGGACCCATAGCCAGGTCGCAGGTCTCTCCTTCCTGGCCCGCAAGGGCATGCGCCCGTACGTCCGGAATATCAAGAACGACAGCCAGTACTCGCTCATCGCGGGCGACTGGGTGGCCACGGATACCGCAAGTGTCGTGCGGGGATTCAAGGGCTACGCGGTGATGCTCGGGATCAACAAGAACGGTGTCGACTACCCCACGATGGTGAAGTGGTCGAACCCGATCCAGTACTCGAGCGCGATCTCCACGGTCGTCTGGGACCCGGCGAACACGAACTACGTGGCCGGTGAGAATGTGATCGGCGACATGAAGAACCCGATCCGCGATGGCATGCCCTTGGGCGAAGCCTTCGTGATCTACTCCCAGAACCAGTTGTGGCTCATGGAGTACTCGGGGGACGCCAACGTCTTCAACTTCCGACGCCTGCCCTTCGAGGGCGGTGTGGTCAACACCAACTGCGTGGTCGAGGTCGAGTCCAAGCACTTCGTCTTCGGTGACAACGACATCTACGTCCATGACGGCATGTCGCGACAGTCCATCGCCGACGGCCGCGTTCGTCGCCGGATCTTCAACACCCTGGACCGCAGCAAACAGAACTACTGCTTCGTGAGCCACGACTCAGTGTCGAAGCTCCTGCACTTCTGCTACGCGACCCTGCAGAGCGAGGCGTCCTTCGCGGGCACCGCCTTCTGCAACCAGGCCGCGACCTACAACTACAAGAACGACACCTGGACGTTCATGGACCTCCCGAACATCGTCGGGGGTGCTGAGGCCAACGCTTCGCTCGTCAAGAACTCGTTCCCGGATGCGACGAATAGCTACTCGCTGTTCAACACCTCCTACACGAGCTTCTCGGGCGGTGGCACGCCGAAGATCTCCATCATGCTCGGTGTCTTCGACCAATCCAAGGGTCTCTCGGATTCCTGCGTCTACGCCATCGACCTCCCAACGGTCGGCCTGGTGAACCTGCCCGCGAACGTCGAGACCCTCAAGCCCGCCTACGTGGAACGCGTGGGGGTATCCCTGGACACCCAAGGACTCTCCCTGCGCTCCTACAAGACCGTGCAGAACGCGGTCCCCGAGGCGTCCTTCGACGACTCCACGGGCACCTTCACGTTTGAGTTCGGGTCCTCGGACCTCGCAGAGCAGACGCCGAACTACCGGTCCAAGGCGGTCTTCAACCCATCGACGGACTACAAGATCGACATGATGGTGTCGGGGCGGTACCTGGCCTACAAGGTCAGCACCAGCTCGATCTCGAACTTCCAGCTTTCGGGCATGGACTGCGAGATCAAATCCCTGTCCCGGAGGTAACCCATGGCGGTCACCCTCACAGTCCCACTTCAGAACTACGTCCGCGCAGCACAGCCCCCTCTCAAGGGTTCCGAGGCCCAATGGCTTCAGGAAGAGCTAAAAAAGCTCGAGCGATCGGTCGCCGCAATCAACGCGGCACTGACGCAACTGGCTGCACGGGTCACGTAACCCTTTTCAATCGAGAGAGAAATGAAAAACTTCATGCGAATCGCGACCGGCCTCGACACCGTGCCGCTGAACCTCGCTATCCAACGCCGTCCGGAGATCTGGAAGGCCGACACGTACCTCCGCGACTACCCCCAGGGGCCGTTCGGACAGATCGAGTCGGTCATCCTGCGCTTCCCGCCGCGCACCGTGCATGAAACCGAGGAGGCCCTCGCGCAGCACATGGCCCACTTCGATCAGCACGAATGCGTCGACCAGGAGGTCTACAAGGCCCTCCCGGAAGCCCGCCCCATCGTCATGGGCCTCATGGCCCGCGTGGCCGGTGAGCGCCTCGGCCGAGTGATCGTCAACAAGATCGCTCCCGGTGGCCGCATCTTCCCGCACGCCGACACCCCGGTGCATGCCCAGTATTGGGACCGCTTCCATGTGGTGCTCCAAAGCGCCCCGGGGGTCTACTTCCGGACTGGCGACGAGGACGTCTACATGGCCCCTGGGGAAACCTGGTGGTTCCAGAACGCCGAAGAGCATGAAGTGATCAACAACTCCCCCTGCGACCGCATTCACATGGTCGTCGACATTCGGACATCCAAGCCGTGATTACCTATTCAGTAGAGCAGTGGCGGGACATCGTGTCTGAAATGGAGGCCCTGTGGCCCGCTCATTGGCAAGAGGTCGCTCTCGACCACGAAACCATTAAGCTGGCCCCGGACTATAAGCAGTACGAAGCGTTCGCCGATGCAGGTGCGCTCCACATCGTGACCGCCCGAGAGGCCGGAAAGATTGTGGGCTACCACATCAGCATCGTTCGGCCGCACCTCCATTACAAGAACGACCTCCACGGCTTTACTGACGTCTACTACATCTCCCCGGCATTCCGCCAGGGTTGGGTGGGCGTAAAGCTCTTCAAGTACGTGGAGAAGACCCTCAAGGCCCGTGGGGTCAAGAAGATCTTCTCCGGAACCAAGTTGCATCTCGACATGGGACCGATCTTTGAGCGGATGGGTTGGCGGGAAACCGAGCGCCTCTTTTCCAAGGTCCTATGATCAAAACTCTCCTCAAGATCCTCGCCCCTGCGATCTTCATGCGCTCGCATGTGGCAGCGGCAGCCGTCGGGGCCGCAGCAGTCGGCGCAGTCGGTAGTGGCATGGCTGCAAGCACCGCAGCAGATGGGCAGAAGGCCGCAGCCGAAGCCGCCAACAGCCCGTGGTCCGCAGCACAGCCGTTCATCTCGGGGCAGTTTCAGGGCACCCAGGACGCGCTGAACAATGCCCTCGCCATGGGCACCTACAGCGGCCCCCGAGTAGCCGGTCTCAACCCGTACCAGACTCAAGGTGCGGACCAGACAGCAGGCTACGCGAACGGCAACGGCCAGAACACGGCCAACCAGTTCTACAACACCGGCATGGGCCTGACCCAGACCGGCTCGCAGTACGGCTCCAACGCCCAAGGTCTCCTCTCGGCCGCGCAGCAGGATCCCACGCAGGGCTTCATGAACTATGCGAACGGTCTCGCGAACAGCGACATGGCCACGCAGATGGTCGACGCAGCCAACCGGGACGCCTCGCGCAACCTGAACGAGTCGCAGCTTCCCTCGCTCGCCATCGGCGCTGCAGGGTCGGGCAACACGGACTCCACGCGTACCGGGGTGACCCAAGCGATCCTCCAGCGCAATGCTTCGGAGCAGATGGCAGACACCTCCGCGAGGATCCGCAGTTCCCTGTTCAACACGGGACTCCAGACGGCCCAGTCGCAGTACAACTCGCAAGCGGATCGTGCCCTCAGCGCGAACAACCAGATCGGCAACGCGTACCAGCTTGGCTCCTCGGGCCTCCTCAACGGCCAACAGGCGAACGGCAACAACTTCGACCAGTTGAACGCAGCGGGCGGCCTGTACCAGAACCAGCAGCAAGCCCAGTACGGAGCAGCGCAGCAGCAGTTCCAAGAGCAGCAGCAGACCCCGCTGAACCTCTACGGTCAGTACATGAACGTGATCAACGGCAAGTGGGGCGGCCAGGCTGTCAACCCAATCGGCCCTTCGGTTGCCGGAAGCGCGCTCCAAGGTGCTGCCGGTGGCGGCCTTATGGGCGCAGGTATCGCTGGCAAGCTCGGCGGCTACTCGGATACGGGCGGCGGCACGAACTTCAACAACAGCGGCTTCACGATGCCAGGCGGCAACGACTACACCAACCAGGCCACCACGGCCATGAACGCAAACCAGGCCCCCGCAGGTCTCAGCGCGTTCGGCTACTAAGGAGGCCCCATGGCTTACTCGTTTGACATGCCCCCCGGCATTGACCCGAATGACGATGGGTCGCACAGCCTCCCGGCGTACCTGGGGCAGGCGCTGCAGTTCTATGGGACCAATAAGTCCACGGACCTGCCGTACTACCTCAGCTACCCGATGAACAACCAGGCCGGACAGTCGATGTTCGGCGGTGGTGCTCCCATGCAGTCGCCCGTGGCCCAGGCAATGGCCCCGCAGGATGCCCCGCAGACCCCCGTGGCGCAAGCCATGGACCCGCAGCCTGCCGACACACCGATGACGCAGGCCATGGGCTACCCGAACTCGGAAGCGATCCAGTCCATGTTCGCCAAGCAGGCGACGGACCCGAACCTCTCGATGAACAACGGTCTCATTGCAGCAGGCTCGGCAATGATGGGCGGCAAGAACCTGCAGGAGGGCATGGCGAACGCAGGGAAGGCGTGGAGCGACACGTACGACTCGACGCTCAACAACCAGCGCGAACTCAACACGCCCAAGTCGACGGCCGTGGCCGATGGTGCGTTCATGCAGACGCAGCTTCCCGGTCAAGCGGCGACGATGCAGGCCAACCCGCAGGTCCAGCAGTTCCTGTTCGGCAAGGCGCAGCAGCAAGCCCAGATCAAGCAGGCACAGCTTCTGTACGCAGCCAACCTCAAGCAGCAGGGCGAGCAGGCCAAGGACGACCGAGCGAATTCCAAGGAGTTCGGCGCGAAGCTCACGACGACCGACAACGCCCTGCAGGCAACGCAGCGTGCTCTCGATGTCGCCACGGCCCAGGCCAACGACCCGACCGCATTCCCGCGTCTCGCCGCCGCGTTCCCGCAGTTTGCGCAGTTCATGGGATCCGATTCGGCCATGGGCAACCTGCAGATCATGCGTGCCCACATCGACTCGGCGCTCGTTCAGGACGCTCAGAAGAAGGGCGCGATTACCGATGCGCAGGCGGGCTTCTTGAACTCCGACATCCCGTCGCCGACCGCCGACCGCCAGAAGGTGATCATCCCTTATCTCAAGCAGCAGATGGAGATCCTCGGGAAGATCCGCGACTTCCAAGCGACTCAGTACGGTAAGTCCAACCCGACGCCGTCGCAGGGCTTCGCAACGTCTGGTACGTCCAACGTCCCCACGGGACCCCAAAGCACCGGCTCTGGCTCCTACCAACCCCCCGCAGTGACTGATGCACAGAGCTTTGCCGCTCTGCCGTCGGGAACTGTGTTCAAGGCCCCTGATGGGTCGATTCGAAGGAAACCGTAATGGCTGATCCGTGGGACTCCGCTCCCTTAGCAAGCCCGATGGACGTTGCACTGGATGCTGAAGGCGCGAACCCCACGGTTGCGGCGATTGCCCGCAGCATCTACCATCAAGAGTCAGGCAGTGGCAAGAACACCAAGACGTCGAACGCGGGTGCCGTGGGAGGGATGCAGATTGTCCCCGCCACGTTCCACTCCGTCGCCGACGATGGTTGGAACATCAAGGACCCCGTCGACAATGCTCGAGCTGGAGTCCGATACGTCACACAACTCGCAGAGAAGGCCGGGGGCGACCCCGCGCTGACTGCAGCGGGCTACTACGGTGGCCCTGGCGCAATCGACAAGGCCCGCAAAGGCGTGGCTGTACGCGATCCGCGCAACCCCAACGCACCTGACACGCTCCAGTACGGGCAGCAGGTTGCCGCACGAATTCCCCAGGGTGGCCAAGCTCCCCAAGCTCCTCAAGGGGGCGACAACTGGTGGTCTGCAGCGCCCCTCGCAAGCGCCCCGGACCCGTCCACAGCCCCCCAGAACGCCCCGCAAGCTCCCGCAGGTCCCCAAGTAGCAACCGGGGCCGTCCAAGGGCAAGATGGCGCTCCTGTACAGGCTGCAACCGCTACTGCCAATCCCGATCCGAACGGGTACGGCGAGGCACCCCCGAGCGACAACACCCAGTTCGCGCTCCCGGGCCAACTCTCCCCGGCCCAGATCGCAGCCGCGCAAGCGGCCAAGGCACCGAAGAAAGGCTTCATGGGCACGGTGCAGGACATGGCCGAGAATCCCCTGCTGACCACGATCCACGCGATCCACGGGGCGGCTGACGCGGCCACCTTCGGTGCTGGCGACAAGCTCGGCGCAGCGCTCAATGCGGCTGTGTACCGAGACGGTGGTGGGACCTTCGGGGACCGCTACGACGCCAACGTCAAGGCCGCTCACGACTTCGAGGACGGGGACACGAACCCTGCCTTTATCGCGGGCCAGCTTGGCGGCAGTTTGGTGGGTGGTGGCGGACTGGTCGGCAAGGCTATCGAAGCCGTTCCCACAGCATCCCGCACTGCCCGTGCTCTCACTGGTGGTGCCGCAGGGATGACCGAAGGTGCCGCATGGACCCTCGGGCACGCAGACAGTCCGGACGAGATCACCCCCGGCCAGATGGCTACGGGCATGGGCATGGGGTTCCTCGGTGGCGGCTTGGGTGGTGCCCTCACGAAGGCGACTACCGCCCAGAAGGCGAACTCGTTCCTACTCAAGTCGGGTAGCGCTGACACCGCGCAGTTGGACGCGGGGATCATCTCTGACCTCAAGGGTCTCCAGGGCCGCGCCACGCAGGATGGAGTGCCACTCGGGGCGGCTGACGCCAACGCTCTCGCCAACCGCTACAAGGCGGAAGTCGCGGAGCAGCTTCGGCAGATGCCCAAGACGGAAGAGCGCTCGACCCTCCTCAACGCTCTCCAGCGGTCCCGAGGACTCGACGAGGACTCCATCAACGCACTGCGCGACCTACCCAACGGGGACGCGGTGGCGGATGCCATCGTCAAGAGCAACCGCACGCTCGCCCTCACGGCCCGTGTGCCTGCCGCCAACGGCATGCTCGCGACCACCGGGCGGCACCTGGTCGACAACGGGGCGCTTTCGGCAATAGGCCACATGATCTCCCCGGGCCTCGGGTTCGCCATGGACACCCGCGCTGCCCGTATGCTCGCAGCCAAGGCCCTCGGCGGCTCCGAGAACCGCACCGGCAACATCGCTGCAGCACTCAAGCGCGGTGACCAGGCCGAGGCGTACCTGAAGCAGTACGGCCAGCAGGGAGGCAACAGTCTCAACGACCTGGCAGCAGCCGCCAAGGCATCCCTCGGTGCCCGCGCAGCGGCCGCTACGGCCAGCAACGACGCTCGAGCACAGCAGCAGGGCAACCGACAGTTCCAGAACTCCTTCGCAGCAGGCCAGCAGGCTCGGCAAGCAGCTTCGGCCGCCAACCCGAGCACCCCGGAAGCCCAAGCGGCAGCCAGGGAGTACATGTTCCGCGCTCAACAGCAAGGACAGGCAGCCCGCGCCGATGTGGCCAAGCAGACTCAGCAGGCCGCCCAGGCCGAAGCGTCCGTAGGCCCGCAGATGACCGCAACGCAACGCGCCCAGGCTCAGGCCCAGGTGGCGAAGGCCGCGCAGGAACTCGCAGCGAAGATCGGGCCGCAGATCAGCCCGTCGCAACGCTCGGCAATCGAGGCACAGCGCATCGCAACCGAGGCTATGGCCAAAGAGTCGATGAAGACCCAACTGGCCCAGAAGCAGGCCCTCGCGGACCAGCAGGCCAGCGATCCGACGTACCTACTCGGCATGTCGAATCCGCACGGCAACCCCCGCAACCCGCAGGAGATGGCCGAGTTCGCCAAGGTCATGCGCCAGCAGGCCGAAGCGGCAGCCGTGGGTCCCCAGGTGCCCGCACAGGGCCTCGCAGCGGCGCAGCAGTCCGCAGCAGCCAAGAAGGCCGCGCAGAAGGTGGCAGAGGTCACGGAAGCTGGAGCAGAGCAGGCGACGCACGTCAACGGCATCTCTCCGTCCAAGCGTGCCCAGGCGAACCTCACGGCGGCCAAGGCAGGCGACTTCAGCGGTCTCGACTTCAACAAGCCGAGTGCCCGCATGATGCTTGCCCACGTCGACTCCAAGGACCCCGAGGCCCTCAAGGCCGCGCTGAAGGACCTGGCGAACTCGGACCCCGACACGGCCATCCGTGCGATCCAGACGCTCACCCCGGACCACGGGAACGTGAAGTTCTACACGGCTCAACAGGCCCTGCAGAACAAGCTCGGTGCCCGGGTCCCCTCGGAAGCCGAACTGGCGTCGATCCCCGGCTCCGCACAGTGGAAGGCTGCGCAAGCCCCGGCCCCTGCAGTCCCCGCACCGGCCCTCGACGGGATCCAAAGCCCCAAGGCCTGGGAGTCCGCCGCCAAGAGCCGCCAGCAAGTGCAGAAGAACGCCCTCGAGTCCGCACAGGATCCCGAGGTGAAGAAACTGGTCGCCAAACTGGCCACAACCAAGGACAGCAAGACCGGTGACCGCTTCGGACCTCGCCAAGAGGCGTTCGACCACTTCATGGGCAGTGCCTCAACCGCACAGCAGATTGAAGCCAAGCGCATCGCCGAGCCGCTCGTCCGCTACGGAAAGTAACCCTTGAGAACCATCGACATCATCAACCTGCTGCAGGCCTTCGACCGTGTGTTCGAAGACTCAGCACTCACCAACGACGAGAAGATCGCAGTGGGGAACGAAGTCCTAATCCAGCTTCCCCACGCGCACCTCCTCCCCACAGTCCTCGCGTCCATCAACGCGGCCACCCGGTCGATTGAAGCACGCCTGGCCACCCTGGAGAAACCAAGTGGCGCAACCGCCGAAACCGGACGGCCGAAAGGGCCGAAAAATGCCGTCGGAAAAAAGCCACTTCGCAATACTGAACCAGACGCCTGAGGGCAGGGCGCAGTTGGCGGAGTGGCGCTCCCGGCGCAAAGGACCCCCCAAGCGGCCCTTCGGGGCCATCGCAGGGTGGACCAAGCACATGCGCGAGAAGGCCCTGGCTCACGCCATGGTCGAAGCGAAACAACTAGTGAACCTCATGGAACAAAAAGGCTACAACATCCCCAAGGACGAGTACGCCCGTGAAGGTATAGAAGCAGTGGTCGCCATGGTGCGTCTGACGGACATCAGTCCCAAGGACCGCCTGGCTGCGGCCCGCACGCTCCTCGACTTCACGATGGCGAAGCCCGCCACCACAATCAACCAGAACGTCAAGAAGGCTGAGGATTTCCTCGCTGACCTGGCGGCAGAACTTCCGGACACCGAATGAGTATTGACGCCGTGCGAAAGCGGCTATTCGAGGACTTCGAGTACTACGCCAAGCACGCGCTCAAGATTCGAACGAAGGAGGGCACGGTGGTGCCCTTGGTCCTGAACGAAGCCCAAAAGATTTTCATGAAGCGGGTCATCATCCAGCTTCAGACAACCGGCAAGGTCCGCATCGTCGTCCTCAAGGGACGCCAGCAGGGCCTGTCCACGATCATCGAAGGGATCATCTACTGGTGGACCTCGCAGCACAAGGCTGTCAAGTCCATCGTTATGACCCACCTCGGGGAGTCCACGAAGGCCCTGTTCGACATGGCCAAGCGGTACCACGAGAACTGCCCCGAGATCCTCCGTCCCCACACGAAATACTCCTCGCGCCGCGAACTGTCCTTCGACCTGCTCGACTCGAGCTACATGGTCGCTACGGCAGGCGGTGACGGGGTCGGTCGGGGCGAGACCATCCAGTTGGCCCACCTGTCCGAGGCAGCGTTCTATCCGCCCGCCACGGCCCGGGACAACATCAACGGCCTCATGCAGGCCATCCCCAACAACCCCGGCACGTTCGTGTTCGTCGAGAGCACGGCCAACGGCATCGGGAACCCGTTCCACAACATCTGGACGGCAGCGGTCGAAGGCCGGTCGGAATACGAGGCTGTGTTCATCCCCTGGTTCGTCCAGAGGGAATACCGCAAGCCGGTGGCCAAGGGATTCGAAAGGACCCCTGCAGAAGACAAGCTGGTCAAGCTCTACGGCCTCGACGACGAGCAACTGATGTTCCGTCGGCACAAGATCGCAGACAACGGCGAAGAGATGTTCATGCAGGAGTATCCCTGCCACGCCGATGAAGCCTTCCTGACCTCGGG